GCCACCCGTGTATCTCTCCCCGCGAAGATCATCTCGGGTAATTACGCAGCGTAATTCCTCCTATTTCGCATTTCTTTTAATTCTCGTCCTTTAATTCTTTTGGCGTCCAGTATGAATATCGATTCCGACGGATTCGAAGGTGCGCCGGCGGCGCCGTTTTCGCTGGTCAGAGCGTTGAAGACCGAGCTAATAGGACAGTCCTCGACGGTTGCTGAATCACCTCTCGCAATTCTGGCTCTGCGATTGGCCTCGCTCATTGATGAGGGTGTGCGAGTCCCTGAATGTTCGCGGGAATTCCGGCAGTGCATCACGGAATTAAAAGCATTGTCTGCGGGGGCATGGAAAGACGACGCATTAAATGAATTGCAGGCGAAACGCGAGCGCAGGCGAAGCGGTTAAGAAAAGGGAACCTATTCCTGCAAAGGCGACGTTTGCTTGATGCCTATTGCGGTGACGGTGGCTCAAGTATGGGCTATCACTTGGCGGGGTTCGATGTGATGGGTGTCGATATCGCCTCTCGCCGTGACTACCCGTTCGAGTACGTACAGGGTGACGCCGTCGAGTTCATCAAGGCGCATGGCCACGAATTCGATGTCATAGCCGCTTCGCCACCGTGTCACCACGCGTCGAGACTGAGGCACTACAACGACACCCCGGAAACACGGGCCACGTATGAGTCCAAGTACCCGAACCTGATACCGCCTACGCGTGCCGCGCTGGTGGCCAGCGGGAAGCCCTACGTCATCGAGAACGTTCCGGGGGCCGCCCTGGTCAGCCCCATCGTCCTGTGTGGTCACGCCCTGGGACTGAAGCTCTACCGACACCGTCTCTTCGAGTCGAGCGTCACGCTGACCGGCATCCCGGAACCGAAGCCGTACCACCCGTACCTGTGCGCGAGGAACAGCTACCTACCCACGGCTAGCCGGCCTTACATGTCCATCCACGGTGGCAAGCACTCGAAGGCGTGGCAGCGCAAAGCCGCCGAATACATGGGAACACCGTGGATCACCTCGATTGTCGGTGTCTGCCAAGCAATCCCACCCGCGTACACGAAGTACATCGGGCAACAACTGATCGAAACCCTTGATAGGTAAGCAAACCCCACGCATTGAGCACGTGGCCCCGTACGTTAGCTCAGCTGGCGACGAAGCGATTGAACTTGCCCGTCATGCCGGCCTGATCCTTGACCCCTGGCAGCAACACGTCTTACGTCGGTCTCTGGGTGAGCGGGATGACGGCACCTGGAATTCGTTCGAGGTCTGCGTTGTCCTCAGTAGGCAGAACGGGAAAGGCGCGTTGCTTGAGGCCAGGGAACTTGCCGGCCTGTTCCTCTTTGACGAACAGCTGATCATCCATACCTCGCATGAGTTCAAGACCAGCCTTGAGGCGTTCGGTCGCATTAGGTCACTGGTCGAGAACACGGATGACCTGAGGCGCAAGGTAAGGCGGATCACCGTCGCTCACGGGTCAGAGTCCATCGAGCTTCTGAACGGTGCCAAGCTCCGTTTCTTGGCCCGCACCAAAGGGTCAGGCCGCGGCTTCAGTGCTGATTGCCTGATCATGGATGAAGCCATGATCCTTGGGGCTACGGCAATGGCCGCCTTGCTGCCCACGATGTCAGCCCGGAAGAACCCTCAGGTGTGGTACACGGGCAGCGCCGGTATCGGCGAAGCAAGTTCCCAGCTGGCTCAGATTCGATCGCGAGGGATCGCCGGTAAAGATGACTCGCTCGCGTACTTCGAGTGGAGCGCAGACGTCCACAACGAACATTGCTTGACGTCCTGCCGTGACCACCAAAGCACCGACGACGTCGAGGCATGGCTAGAAGCCAACCCCGGCATTGGCTACCGGATCAGCGTCGACTACGTGAAGCGTGAGCGTGCTGCCTTGGGTCCGGCAATGTTCGGGCGGGAACGCCTAGGGGTAGGTGACTATCCCTTATGGGACGGGGGCGACGGACCCATAGCCCTGCAACAGTGGGTGTCCCTGACCGACGTCGCCTCTGAGCCTGGTCCGGACGTCGCGTTCGCCGTGGACGTCCCGGACACCCGGGACTCCGCGACGATTGCCTCATACAGCGTCCGGGCTGACGGTGTGGGCCACGTAGAGCTGATCGAGCACCGACCGGGTACTGAGTGGGTGCCTGACCGCCTGGTCGAGCTACGTGACCGCTGGAAGCCGATAGCGATAGCCGTTGACGGCCGGGGGCCAGCTGCCTCATTGCTGACCTCGCTTGAGGCGGCTGGCCTCACCAGGCCGGCTAACCCTGACCAGCCGGCACGGGGTGACCTTCTGGTCCTGACCCCGGCTGAGACGGTCATCGCGTGTGGGCAGCTGGCGGACGCGGTCAATCAGGGCATCCTCGTTCACCTGGGGGACGAAGTACTCATGTCGGCCGTAGGTGGGGCGACAGCACGTCCTGTGCTCGATTCGTGGGCTTGGGCGAGGAGAAAGAGCACGGTCGATATCTCCTCGCTCGTTGCGGTGACTGAAGCGCGGTACGCGTACATGGTCCGGTTCGAAGCGGTCACGGATTACGACCTCATGGAATCTGCGTGGTGAACCGTCTAGCCACGACCCTCTTAGACGCTATTGGACTTCTGTTGTTGAGCGCGGGTGCTGCGGCAGCCACATACGCCTTTCTGGGATGGGCCTGCCTCGCGATAGCGGGTGCCGTTGTCTTAGGCGGTTCCTGGCTGGCCTCTAGAGAACCCAAGGCAAACAAGGACTTAGATGAGTGAGCCTGTTTAGGAAGTACCGTGCGCTTGGCCCGTGGGACACGGCAAACGACGCGATCCCCATGCGCTACAGCCGGTCAGGTGGCCACGTCGCGGTAACCAACGACACGGCTCTCAGGCATTCCGCCGTATGGGCTTGTTTGCGCCTCAGGGCGAATCTCGTATCCACAATGCCTGTAGACGCATACCGCGACGTAGGCGGAATCAATATCGAGATCCCCAAGCCTCCGGTACTGGTCCAGCCAGGCGGGGAACGTGTTGACATGCAAGAGTTCCTCTACTCCTCGCAGATGGACCTCGACCGCGCGGGAAATGTCTTCGGTCTCATCACCGAACGATCCGGCACTGGTCTTCCCGCACGGATCGATTTGCAGCCACTCTCAGAGAGCACGGTCATTGTCCGTAACGGAAATCTGACCTACCGATTCGCAAGCAAAGAGTACTCACCGGCGGACGTCTGGCATGAGCGGCAATACACGGTCTCAGGTTGCCCAATCGGACTGTCCCCAGTGGCCTACGCAGCATGGACCATCGGCGAGTACCTGAGTATCCAAGAATTCGCAACCAATTGGTTTGCCTCTGGCGGTATGCCAAAAGCGCACCTTCGGAACACGGCGAAGACTGTCCCGTTCAACGATGCCGTAGGAATCAAGGCGAAGTTCAAAAGCTCCGTCGAGAACGGTGACATATGGGTCACCGGCAATGACTGGGAGTACCTGCCGCTACAGGCCGAAGAGCAAGGCAACGCGTGGATTGAGGCGAAGCAATTCGGCATCGCTGACGTGGCGAGATTCTTCGACGTGCCCGGCGATTTGATCGATGCGGCTGTTCAGTCGGGAAACATTACCTACGCGAGCATTACCCAAAGAAACCTTCAGTTTCTGATCATGCACCTTGGCCCGACGCTGGTCCGCCGCGAACTGGCCCTATCGAAGTTGCTGCCCAAGCCACGGTTCGTACGGTTCAACACGGGCGCGCTCTTGCGCATGGACCCAAAGGCCAAAGTGGACACGCTCAAAGTCCAAATCGACAGCCGGACGCTCACGCCTACCGAGGCACGCGCTATCGATGACCGCGCACCGCTCACGCCGGAACAGGCCGCCGAATTCGAACTGTTCTGGCCCACAAAGCAAGTGATCCAAACCAGCGACCAAAGCAACAACCAGAACACCAATCAAGCCAACGAGGGTGGTTCCGCAAGTGGCGACAGCTAATGAGCTTCGAGCTGAAGCATTGCAGAAGGGAGTCTGTGGGGAAGGGAATGACTCTGAGATCCCCAATGGAAACGCGCGGAGTCAGCCCTTCGCGGCAGAGTTGCGAGCGTCCACCCTGATTTGGCAGGACAGCGAACGGAACAAGGTCGAGGGGTACGCAAGCGTTACCGCTAAGCGTTACAAGATGTGGGATATGTTCGGCGAGTACACCGAACAGGTGGCCCCCGGTGCGTTTGACGTCACCCTCGCGAAGTCCCCTGATGTCGCGTTCCTCGTGAACCATCGTGGGATCTCGATGGCGAGGACTACCAACGGTTCCCTTGAACTGTCCTCGGACAACAAGGGGCTGAAGTCGACGGCCTATCTCAACCCCAAGCGTACCGACGTACAAGACTTGATCCTTGCCATTGAGGACAAGGACATCACGGAGATGAGTTTCGCGTTCCTGATCACCGACGGTGAATGGAACGAGGAATACACGGAATACACAATCAACGAAGTTGACTTAGACCGGGGCGACGTCAGCGCGGTCAACTACGGTGCCAACCCCTATACGAGCGTGAGCGCTCGACAGCTTGAGGTCATCCGCGATTTTCGACTTCTGCCTGCGGGCGCTCAGCGCGAAGCCGTGGCCGGACTTGACCCAGATCTTGCGAGCGTCCACACTGGATCGCAGGGCATCACCGACGCTCACACGCTCGACGTGGAGCAGTGGCTAGCCATTGAGTACCTGAACAACTGAATAGGTCCGTGGGCAATCAGACCCACGTTTGACCACTCGCATATGGACGGCAGATCGAACCGGGATAGCGAGATCCCTCATCCGATCTTTCGTCCTTTTCTTATGCGAGTTTTCAGTGGATATCAACGACCTGATCACCTCTATCGAGGCACAGCTTGAGCAGGCCAAGCGAGACCGGGATCGCGCGCTCAGCGAAATCAAGTACGTCATCGCGCAAGTCAACAAGGAAGGCCGTGCCGGCTTTGCGCCCGAAGAGCGGGACCGCGTAGAGCAGCTGAGGCAACTGGCCGACAAGCGCAAGAGCGAGATTCCCGAGATCGAAGCCAAGCTTGCCGACGCGAGGGCAATCAAGGCTGACGAAGCCGAAGTAGACAAGCTCAACCAACAGCGAAACCCTTCGGTCAAGCCGGAAGACCGTCCCGCCTATGACCGGGTTGCCCGCGTGGGCACCGAAGAGCGCACCTACCGACCGGACACTGACCGCCGTGGGACTCAGTTCCTGACCGACGTCGCACGAGTCTTCCTGTACCGGGACCTGGAAAGTGAACAGCGCCTGACCGCACACATGCGCGAAGAGCGCGTGGAACGTTCTGCCTACATGCAACGTGCCGTGGGTACGGGCGCATTCGCCGGCCTGACCGTGCCGCAGTACCTCACGAGCATGTATGCCGAGTCTGTGAAGGCGCTGCGACCTTTCGCCGATATCTGCAATAGGCACGAGCTTCCGCCCGACGGTATGACCGTTAACATTTCGCGTATCACTACGGGCAGCTCGACGGCGTTGCAGGCGAACCAGAACGACGCCGTCAGCGAAACGAACATGGATGACACGTTGCTTACCGAGAACGTGCAAACCGTGGCTGGTCAGCAGACCCTTTCCCGTCAGGCGATTGACCGTGGTACCGGAATTGAGGAAGTCGTATTCGACGACCTGTTCCGTAGCTACGCCACCACGCTCGACGCGACGCTAATCACGCAGGGCACCACTGGCCTGAGCGCCGTAGCCACGGCCAACACGTACACGGACGCTTCGCCTTCCGTGGCTGAGCTTTGGCCGAAGATTCACAGTGCGGCGGCAGGTGTCGAGGCTGCGCTACTGGGTAAGGCTGTGCCTAGTCACGTAGTCATGCATTCACGCCGCTGGTATTGGATTCAGTCTCAGGTCGGGTCTACGTGGCCCTGGGTTCAGCAACCTGGTATTGATCCTCAGGTTGGCGCGACCAATTTCGCAACTGGATATAACCAGGGTGCCCGCGGAATGCTCCCCAACGGAATGATCGCGGTCGTTGACAACAACATTGCGACTAACGGCGGGGCCGGCACCAACGAAGACGAAATCTATGTAGTGCCATCGGATGAGTGCCACCTGTGGGAAGACT